GCAAACCAAAGGCGCTGCTATTCTTAACAACGCTTTTGCTGCCGGTACTACATATGGTGATGGACAGACTCTCTGTTCTACTGCTCACCCTCTAGTATCTGGTGGTACTAACTCAAACCGTCCTGCTGTTGCGGCTGACCTTAACGAAGCTTCTCTTGAAGCGGCTGTTATCCAGATCGCTGGTTGGACTGATGAGCGTGGTCTGCTTATCGCAGCTAAGCCTTCTAAGCTGGTTATCCCACCTGCGTTGCAATTCGTTGCTACTCGCCTGTTGGATTCCGAGCTTCGTCCGGGTACAGCGGATAACGACATCAATGCCATGAACAACAACGGTACAGTTCCGGGTGGTTATACAGTTAACAACTACCTTACTGATACCAATGCTTGGTTCTTGATGACTGACATCCCGAATGGCCTGAAGCACTTTGTCCGCTCACCCATGGCAACTAGCATGGATGCAGACTTTGACACAGGTAACAGCCGATATAAGGCTCGTGAGCGATATAGCTTCGGCGTATCTGACCCACTGGGCGTTTTCGGTTCACCCGGCGCTTAATAAGCAAAAGGTAATTGTGGGTGGATTGGGGGCTTCGGCCCCCTTTCTTTTGTTTGTACAAAACTAGTTTACGTGATATATACTAGAGTATACCGAGGTCATTCGGTGTATCTGACAGTCTCGGCTGACGACATGCAGACAGATACGCCCCACAAACTAACTCGCATGTGAGGAATTAAAATGGGTACTACTACCTTTTCTGGCCCCGTCAAAGCGGGCACTATTTCAAATACTACCGGAACAACTCTCGGTGAAGACGTAAAGAACACGGGCCAAGTTGTTATGGCTCAGACTTTTACAACCGGCAGTCTTGCTGGCGGAGCTTCCGCTGCAAATGAGACTACTGTAGTTATTCCAGCCAACTCTCAAATTGTTGATATCGTAATAGATTGCCCCACCGCTATGGGCAACGCTACAGCAGTGCTGAGTATTGGCGATACTGTTGGTGGCAATGCTACGTTTATCAATGCCTTTAACATTACAGTTGCTTCCGGTGCAGGTCGAAAGTACCCGACTACTCAGGCTGGCGGCGCTCTTGCTTGGGCAGATACTGGCACTGCGGATAAGAAGCTGACTTGGACTACCACCGGAGCTACTGATGCCGGGGAAATTAGAGCGACTGTTCTGTATCAACAAAACATTAATCTCGCCTAAATTGGGTTATTGACCTCTAAAGTAGGAGATTTAAATGGCTGATACAGTAACGACTCAAATAATCCAAGACGGGGCACGTCAAGCGATCATTAAAGTCAACACTGCTGTGGGTAACACAGATGTAGTTACGTCTACGATGGTGGATGTATCTGCGTTGAGTGCAGACCCCATTAGCAGGAGAGCCTGTACTGGCGTGACTTTGCTGGGACTTACTTACCTTGGTGTGGGTGTTGGGGTCAAATTAGAATGGGATGCCTCGACTAACGTCCTTCTATTTGACTTCCCGGTTAATTGGACAGAGCAGTATGACTTCTCTGACTACGGGATACCCAACAATTCTGGTTCTGGCAAAACGGGAGACATAGTAGCGACTACTGTATCTCCCAGTGCTGGTGATACTTACTCTTTCATATTTACTGTGCAAAAGCTCTATGGCTAAGAAAAAGGGAACTATGAAAGGCCACACCATTAAAGGTGGTCATAAGCGTCCAACTAAGTCTGGCGCAGGTATGACCAAGAAGGGTGTGGCTAAATATCGTAGAGACAACCCCGGCTCTAAGCTAAAGACAGCCGTTACTGGTAAAGTAAAGAAGGGCAGTAAAGCAGCAAAGCGTCGTAAGTCTTTTTGTGCGCGTTCTGCTGGGCAGATGAAACAGTTTCCAAAAGCAGCTAAAGACCCTAATTCTAGGCTGCGGCAAGCCAGAAAACGGTGGAAATGTTAAACACGGTAGGAGGTTATTATGTGGACTAAACCAACATACGAAAAGATTCGCTTAGGTTTTGAAGTCACTATGTACTTCAAGAATCGTTAATGCCTAGCAAGTCCAAGAAGCAGCACAAGTTTATGGCAGCGGTGGCTAATAACCCAGAGTTTGCCAGCGAAGCAGGCGTCCCCCAGAGCGTAGGGCGCGAGTACATGAAGGCCGATGAAGGCCGTTTTGCAGGAGGTGGTCTGATGAAAGAAGTACCTGAAGATAAGAAAAGTTCCTTGGGCAAACTGCCTGAACCTGTACGCAACAAAATGGGGTTTATGGCTGAAGGCGGTAACGTCAAAGGTATGAAGAAGTGCCCCCGTGATGGCATAGCGCAACGTGGAAGAACACGAGCATGATGAAGTGTAGAGGTATGGGTAAAATGAAACCCGTAGCCCTAAAGAAAGGTGGGTCGGTTAAAGATGCGTGCTACAACAAAGTGAAGTCGCGCTATAAAGTCTTTCCATCCGCTTATGCTTCTGGTGCCATAGCTAAGTGCCGTAAGGTCGGCGCTAAGAACTGGGGAAACAGTGGCCGTTCGTAAGACAGAAAAAGGTGCAGCGTTAAAACGCTGGTTTAAGGAAGATTGGAAAGATGTCCGTACTGGTAAAGCGTGTGGCCGGAAAAAGGGTGAAAAGCGCGGTACACCTTACTGTAGGCCCAGTAAAAAGGTCTCTAGTAAGACCCCTAAGACCTCTGGAGAGATGACCGCAGCAGAGAAAAAGAAGCGGATAGCCCAGAAAAAACGGCTGGGGCAACCGGCAGGTAAGCCCAGAAGAGTAGAGTCTTTACGGAAGAAGAAAAAGAAAGTTGTTAAGAAAAAGAAATGATTACTTGGACTGAACGTAACGACATAGTTGAAGAAATAAAAGAGTGGTCAAAGCATACTTTAGAGGTTAGCAACCCAGAATTTAACGATTTACCCCCGTGCCCATATGCAAAAGCAGCGTGGCAAGAGAGTAAAGTAGACATAGTTTTTAAGTTTGAGGCTGAAGATTACAAAAAACTGTACATGGCGCTCCACAACTGGGACGACAGAAAAGACTTAGTAATCATAGCGGATACGGAGTTCATAGAAGACCAAGACGAGTTTCATCAGTTTGTAGATAGCATAAACGAAGCCATCGCAAACAACGTGTTTAGAGACAAAGACATGTGGGTTATGGGTTTTCACCCAGAGGATGAAGCTAACGAGTTGTTCGACGAGGGGGAGTTTGAACCCCAAGCAGATACTGAATACGCACTATTGTTTGTGCAGCGGTTATCCAAGTTAGAGAAAGCCGCAGAGAAGTTAAGACCTCTTGGTTATTACGATAAGTATTTTCAAGAGTATGATGTAGCTGACATGTACGAACTTCGTACAAACTTTTACAGGAGGCTGAAAGATGGCAGGTGCTAAAAAAGGTTTTATGAAAAAAGGTATGCGCGGTGGCGGCATGGCTAAGAAGAAAGGTCCAATGGGCTTTAAAAAAGGCGGCAAAGCCAAAAAGAAAGCAGGCATGAGACGCAAGAAGAAGAAGTAATCTATGACTACCTCGGGAACTGCCACATTCAATATGGACTTCACGGAGATCGCTGAAGAAGCGTGGGAACGTGCTGGCCGTGAGATGCGTTCGGGATATGACCTGCGTACTGCACGTAGGTCTATGAACCTGCTTACTATTGAGTGGCAGAACCGTGGCATTAACATGTGGACTATAGATGAAGGCACTGTCAACCTTGTGGAAGGAACGGCGACGTACGCTCTACCGGCAGACACCATTGATTTGCTTGAGCACGTTGTACGTACTGGTAGCGGTAATGTTACTACTCAGTCTGATCTCAACATTACGCGCATAAGTGTATCTACTTACTCTAGTATCCCTAACAAACTTTCTCAGGGGCGCCCTATACAACTGTATATAGACAGAGGCCAAGCAAACCCCTCCGTCACTGTATGGCCCGTCCCAGATCAGGGCACTGCGCTTGCTCCTTACTATATTTTAAAGTATTACCGTATGCGCCGTATTGAGGATTCGGGAACGGGTGTGAACACCGCCGATGTCAACTTTAGATTCCTACCCTGCCTAGTTGCAGGGCTTGCGTATTATATAGCGCAAAAAGACCCAGAACTGATGCCTAGAATACCTATGATACAAGCAGAGTATGAAAGGCAGTTTGAACTAGCGGCAGGAGAAGACAGAGAAAAAGCTTCTATTAGTTTAGTACCTCGTAGCTATGGCGTGAGGTAGACATGAGTCAGAGATTTGCCTCGGCTCAGAACGCAATAGCGATATGCGATATTTGCGGGTTTCAGTACAAACTTAGAGAGCTTAGACAACTAATTGTAAAAGGGAACAAGACAAATTTAAAAGCTTGTCCCGAATGTTGGAACCCAGACCAGCCACAAAACAGGTTGGGGGAGTTTCCAATAGACGACCCACAGGCAGTGCGCGATCCTAGATCAGACGCTGCGGAGCTTGCAGCTAGTAGAGCACATATACAGCCTATAAACCCCTCGTTAGTTTTAGGGTCAGGACAGATAGGTCAAGTTGTAATAGTAGGGGCTATTAATGCACTTGTTGTAACAGTTGCTAACCCCGGAGTTGGAAATAGGTATTATGTTGAAGGAGCGTTACAAGCTACGATGAGTTTAAGTGAAGGTAGCACTTACAGAATAGACCAGAGCGATAACTCAAATAGCGGGCATCCTTTGAGATTTTCTACTACATCTGATGGTACGTGGGGCGGGGGAAGCGAGTATACAACAGGAGTGACTTATGCAGGCGTACCGGGTAATGCTGGAGCGTACACACAGATAGTCGTAGCTGTTGGCGCTCCTACTTTATATTACTATTGTTCAAACCACTCAGGTATGGGTGGGCAAGCAAATACACCGTAAGAGGTTTGCAAATGAAAAGATCAAACAAAAAGGCACCAAGTGTTATTGAACACCCCAACGAGCCTGTGGCTTACAAGGTGGACACCATTAACCAACCGCCTAAAGATATGAAAACTAGTGGCGTTAAAATTCGCGGTACTGGTGCTGCTACTAAAGGCACAATGGCACGGGGGCCAATGGCGTAGTGAATTACACTGAGCTAAAAGCAAATGTAGAAGATATCTGTGAGCAGACGTTTACGGCAGATCAACACGCCATGTTTGCAGAGCAAGCCGAGCAGAAGATATACAGCACGGTGCAGATTCCTGCGTTGCGTAAAAATCAAACAGGTACTTTAACTACTGGGAATAAGTATCTGACGATGCCTAGCGGTATGTTGTACGTGTTTTCTTTAGCAATTATTAGTGGGAACAACTACACCTACTTGTTGGACAAAGACTCTAACTTTATTCGTGAAGCCTATCCTAACCCTGCAACCACAGGTACACCCCAACATTACGCTATATTTGACGAAACAAGTTTTATTATAGGGCCAACACCAGATGCTAATTACGCTGCCGAAATACATTTTGGGTACTACCCACAGTCGATTGTGACTGCTGGTACTACTTGGCTAGGCACTAATTTTGATTCAGCGTTGTTAAACGGCACGCTGGTAGAAGCAATACGCTTTCAGAAGGGTGAGCCTGATATGGTGGCGTTGTACGAAAAAATGTATGTGCAAGCATTGGCCCTGTTGAAGAACCTTGGTGACGGCAAACTCCGTGAGGATACTTATCGTTCTGGGCAGGTTAGGAGAGAAGTCGCTTGATCGGTTCGCAGAGCATAGTTGAGGTAGGCAACGTCACAGTAAAGACAGTTTCTAGCAGAGGCTTTACTCCCGAAGAGCTGGCTGAACAGGCGCTAGACAAGATTATTTATGTAGGAGGCAACTGCCATCCGGCCATACAGGAGCAGGCAGAGGCTTTCAAAAATCAAATTCGTGGTGTGTTAGTGGAAAGCATGAAACAAGCTATACGATCTGACCGCACTACTTTGGCAAATAGGTTCCGTGATGTTGGGCATTCGGAACTTGTAAAATTATTGGAGATTTAACATGGCTATTACCGTCACTACAGCGATGCCAACCAGCTTTAAAGTTGAGCTGCTTAAGGGCTTACACGACCTGCAAAATGGCGCTGATACATTGAAGATTGCGCTATTAAAGGCAACTGCTTCAGGCAGTGGAACCTATGGTGCTGCAAGCACTAATTACTCTAACATCACTGGCAACAGCGATGAGACCAGCGGTACAGGATACAGCGCAGGCGGTAACACTCTGACTAACGTAACTCCTGTGGCTAGTGGCACTACTGCTGTCTGCGATTTTGCTGACACTACTTGGTCAAGTGCGTCTTTCACTACAAGTGGCGCGATGATCTATAACACTAACAACTCTAATTCTGCTTGTGCGGTATTAAGTTTTGGTGGCGATCAAACTGTTAGCACTGGCGATTTCCAAATCCAGTTTCCCGCTGCTGGCGCCTCTACTGCGATTATTCGCATAGCTTAGTAGGACAGCCTCATGTATTCAGGGCCAACAAGCGGCTTTGGTGAGCGAGGCTGGGGCAGTAATAGCTGGGGTGGTGTAGGTACCATCCTAGACCTCGGGGCGACTTGGGGAAACGGTGCTTGGGGCGAAGGTGCTTGGGGTGAGAATGTTAATGTCTCCGTTTCCGGCACCGGAGCAGTAGGGACTGTAACATTTGCTATATCGGATAGTGTTGTTCCGGTAGGCGTGGCAGGTACAGGTGCAATAGGCACCGCAGTTATCGTATTAGGCGATAACGTAGCTCCCACAGGAGTGGAAGGCACCGGAGCTGTAGGGACTGTAGTAACTAACTACAGCAGCGTCCAAATACCCACAGGGGTACAGGGCGTAGGAGAAATGGGAGGCTTCGTCGTTGCTGTAGACGATGTGGTGATCCCGGTAGGTGTCGAGGGCACCGGCACGGTTGGTACTGTAAATATTTTCATTGCCGACATTGTTATACCAGATGGCGTAAGTGCCACAGGTGCTGTAGGGAATGTAACAACCCAAGTAGCTCTTAATGTTACTGGGGTCAGCGGAACCGGAGCTGTAGGGACTGCAACGGATGCAGTAGTGCCTGCAATCACAGGCGTATCCGGCACAGGTGCCATAGGCACAATAACACCGGCCTACGATAGAAATGTTACTCCAATAGGCGTATCAGGCACAGGACAGATAGGTGCAGATGGCGCTACTGTAGTTCCAGCAGTAACAGGTGTAGCAGGAACTGGTGCAATAGGCACCGTAGCGATTTCGGTAGACGAGACAATTACCCCTACGGGAGTAGCTGGAACCGGTGCAGTTGGGGATGTAAACTTTTTTATATGGACTACAATAGACGACAGTCAAACACCTAACTGGACAAACGTAACAGACACACAGACGCCCGGATGGGTGGATATAGATAAAGCCGCCTAGGAGCTGACGAATGGCTACTTATGTAAACAATTTAAGACTTAAAGAAATAACCACAGGTGATGAAGACGGCACTTGGGGCACAAGTACAAATACAAATCTAGAGCTTATTGGTGAAGCTCTTGGATACAACACTCAAGCTGCGTTTAGTTCAGACGCTGATGCTACTACGACGGTGGCCGACGGCGTAGCTGACCCGGCTCGTGCGCTGTATTTAAAGGTCACTTCTGGCGCATCTCTCACGACAACCAGAACCTTGACTATCGGGCCAAACACCGTTTCGCGGGTGATGTGGATAGAGAACGCTACTAGCGGAAGTCAGTCCATAAACATATCACAAGGCTCTGGGGCTAATGTCACCATAGCCACTGGCGCAGCCAAGATTGTATATCTCGATGGCGCGGGTTCCGGGGCTGCTGTAGTAGACGCCTTGGGCCAAGTTGATGTGGGCGATGGCACTGTTACTAGTGTAGGCGGTACAGGGTCAGTAAATGGCATAACACTTACCGGCACGGTCACCAGCTCGGGCAACCTTACCCTTGGGGGTACGTTAGCCAATGTAAACTTAGCCTCACAAGTTACAGGCACCCTGCCCACAGGCAACGGTGGCACCGGCTCTACAGCCACTACTTACTGTAGTTTGACTGCAAACGTATCAGGTGTGTTGCCTTTTGCTAATGGTGGCTCTGGCGCGATAGTCCCTCTGATGAAGAGCGGCAACTATACAGCGAGTAACAGGGACTATGTTGTAGTAACTGCCGGTAGTATAACGATTACGCTGCCTTCATCCCCTAGTGCAGGAGATGTCGTGGTAATTAAAGACGGCACGGGTGCCGCAGAGACTACGAACTTTACGGTGGCTAGGAACAGCTCAAACATTGCCAGTAGCGCAAGCGACCTGACGTTTGACAAGAACTTCGCTGAGATCGTAATGACCTACATCAACGGAACAATCGGCTGGAGCGTGTAAATGAGTAATCTTTCTGATCTGCTGCCCAGCGGTGGTGGGCAGAACATTGTCGAGTTCACGGCCAGTGGCACTATCGCTTCTGGTAAGCCTGTCATTCTGAATGATAACGGTACGGTTACGCAGGTAGCAGGAACTTCAGCCGATCAAGCGATTGGGCCAGAAACGCTGCTTAAATCATCCGGTGGTAATATTGTATGGTCAGGTGCAACGTTTGACTCCAGTAATAATAAAGTTGTTATTGTCTATAGAGATGCTTCGAACTCCGGTTACGGAACCGCAGTTGTAGGTACTCCAGCTAGTGATAACTCTATTACTTTTGGTACGCCTGTTGTATATAACTCTGATCAGAGTGATATGAATGCAGTAACGTTTGATTCATCTAATAATAAAGTTGTAGTTGCTTATCAAGATGACGGAAACTCAAGCTACGGTACAGCGATAGTAGGCACCGTAAGTGGTACATCTATATCTTTTGGTTCTGAGGCAGTATTTAACACAGCTCAAACCGAAAACATATCAGCAGTATTTGACTCATCTAATAATAAAGTCGTTATTGTGTTCGGAGACGATGGTAATAGTGGTAGAGGTACGGCTATCGTAGGAACGGTGAGCGGTACGAGCATATCCTTTGGTACTAAACAAGCATTTAATAGCACTGATACCGACCCTATATCTGCAACGTTTGATTCAAATTCAAATAAAATCGTTATTGCTTTTAAAGATAGTGCTGATGCTGCTGGCGCTATTATAGGAACGGTAAGCGGAACGAGCATATCGTTTGGCTCGTCAGTGGATTTTGATACTTCGTACCCTGTCGATACCTATGCATCGTTAACGTTCGATTCAAATTCAAATAAGGTAGTTATTTTTTATAGAAGTGGAGATGGAGGCAAAGGAACGGCGGTAGTTGGTACTGTCAGTGGAACGTCAATATCGTTTGGTACACCTGTAACCGTTGATAGTGCTGCCACTGCTTGGCAGTCTGCAACATTTGACTCGAATGCAAACAAAGTGGTGCTTTGTTACAGAGATGATGGGAATTCGTTTCACGGCACTCTTGTTGTGGGTACGGTTAGCGGAACGAGCATTTCATTTGGATCAGAAGTAGTTTTCAATGCCGGAAGCACCGCTTATATAGCATCAACATTTGATTCCAACCTAAACAAAGTTGTTATTGGTTATCGAGATCAAGGTAATTCATACTACGGAACAGCCGTTGTGTTTCAAGTGGCGTATGAGAATACAAATCTCACTTCGACAAATTTCCTTGGTCTAGCAGATGCTGCAATTTCAGATACTGCGTCAGGCAAGATCAACGTCAAGGGCAGCATCAACAGCAAGCAGTCTTCGCTGACTATAGGTTCTGATTACTACGTCCAAAGTAATGGCAGCGTCTCTACTACCAGCACAAGCCCAGCGGTGAAGATAGGACAGGCTGTCACTGCCACAACAATTAACATGATGGATTTGACATGACAAATCTAAGCGATCTTTTACCAGCAGGTGCGGCCAGTAAGCAGCTAAGTTTTACTGCTGATGGGGCCATTGCAAGCGGTCAGACTGTGGCATTACAAACTGCCGGAACGGTGAAGGCGGTAGGTAACTTTGCTGCTGCTGTTGGCAGCGCACAGCAATATCATGCGTCAAGAGTTAATTTGAATGCCGCCGCTTACGATTCTAATGCAAATAAAGTTTTAATTATATACAACTCAGACACCTCTGGTGACAACGGATTATACGGAGTCGTAGGCACTGTTAGTGGTACATCTATTTCTTATGGAACTCCAGTTGTTGTAGAGTCCGGCCAATTTTACGATATAACCAATGCAGTTTTTGATAGCAGTAATAATAAAATTGTTTTTGGCTACAGAACAGGTACATCTTCTGGCGTAAAGATGGTTGTCGCAACAATTTCTGGTACGACTGTTTCATTCGGTTCAGCAACTTCTGTAGAAGCAGCAAGCACAGAAAATGGTACTGCCATTGGGTATGACGTTGCTTCTGGAAAAATAGTCGTTGTATACAAAGCCGCAGCAAACAACCAATACGTTACTGGTGTGGTAGGCACGATCAGTGGTACGTCTATAAGCTTTGGCACTCCCACCGTTATTGCTTCAGACAATAATAGTATTGGTCACGCAGTCGTGTACGACCCCGTAGTGCAAAAAACTGTGGTTGCGTTTAAAAGTGGAGATTATGCAAATGCTGCGGTCAGCACTATTTCGGGGACAAGTATTTCATTCGGCTCCAGCACGGTATTGAACAATTCTATAAACGTTCAAGATGCTATTACTGGAGCGTATCACTCTGCTGAAAACAAGATTGTTTTCCAAATTGAAGATAGCTCGAATGACGCGCATGCAATTGTGTGCAGTGTTTCAGGAACCAGCGTAACAGCAGAGTCAATCACTGAAATTATTGATAACGGTATTTACGGTGGTGCGCAAAACAGCCTAAGACCCGTAATGCAATATGATCCTGACCGCAAGAAGTTAGTTTTCTTTTATGTAGACAAGTCTTACAAGGTACAAGCCTTGACACTATCTTTGAGTGGTACGTCTATTACAGTGGATGGCACTTCAGAAATAGAAGGCACAGTGAACTCAGGGACTCTAGGAGTAACTTACGATACCTCCGCAGACAAACACATTGTTGCACATGCGGTTGGGTATGCGAGTGCTGCGGCAAATACATTTACCCCTGCCTTCACCAACGTCTCTTCTTTCCTCGGCATAGCAGACGCAGCAATATCCAACGCAGCAAGCGGCAACATCACGATGAAGGGCGGGATTGCAGCTAACGGGTTGAGTGGTCTTACCCCTAACGCTATTTACTATGTGCAGGATGACGGCTCACTAAACACGGCAACTTCTGCCGTTAATTACGATATTGCCAACGGCTCTTATACACAAGCATTCAGTGTTTCATCACAAGATACTTTTCCGACAGGAGTGGCCTTTAACCCTGCGGGTACTAAGATGTTTGTTGTCGGTAATACTGGAGATGACGTAAACGAGTACACCCTAAGCACGGGCTTTGACGTAAGCACCGCATCATTCGTGGATAGCTTTAGTGTAAGTGGGCAACAAGCAGCACCTATGAGTGTAGCTTTCAACACTGATGGCACTAAAATGTATATTGTTGGCGAGACAGAGGACACTGTGGCTCAGTATGCTTTAAGCACGGGCTTCGATGTATCTAGCGCCTCCTACACTCAAGCGTTTGATATATCGGGACAGGAAACAGAGGCACAAGGTATAACTTTTAATACCGATGGGACTAAGATGTTTATTGTCGGTGATACTGGAAATGATATTAACGAGTACACACTGTCTACTGGCTTTGACGTATCAAGCGCATCATTTGTAGACAGCTTTAGTCTGGCTTCTCAAACTACACAGCCTAAAGAAGGGGTCTTTAACACAGACGGAACAGAGCTGTATGTGCTTGCTAGAGATAACCAGAAAGTTTACAAATATACATTGACCACTGGTTTTGACGTATCAAGCGCATCATATGCCAGCGTAGAGTTTTCCGTTAGTTCTCAAGAAACCAGCCCTCAAGGATTAGCCTTTAGCGCGGATGGCAGCAAGATGTATGTTTGTGGTGATACTGGGGACGATGTTAATCAGTACGCAACTACTTCCACCGCCACAAACTCAACTACCGTAGAAGCTGGCAAAGCGATGTCCACCACAAGCATTAATCTGGATTACAGCACATGAGCAATCTAAGCGATTTACTGCCAGCAGGTGGCGGCGCAAAAGTAATAACGGCCACGGCTGACGGTAATTTAACTACGGGTCAGACTGTAGCCTTACAGAGCAATGGGACTGTGAAGGGTGTTTCGTCTACTGCGAGGTCTATAAGTGAAGCGGTAGGCACTGCTGCTGTTTACGAATCTGCGACAAGTGATGATAACTCAGTTGCCTATGATCCCACCAATAAGAAACTTTTAATTGTGTACTCAGATGCGGGCAATTCTGGCTACGGAACAGCGGTGGTTGCTACGTTATCGGGTAGTACATTGACTTATGGAACTCCCGCTGTATTTCACAGTGCTAGTTGTTCATTTATAACGGCTGTATACAGTTCTGGCGCGGGAAAATTTGTCGTGACGTATAAACCGGGAAGTGGTGGCAATTCTATTGTAGCCACGGTGTCTGGAACTACAGTTAGCTTTGGTTCAACTACTCAATGGAGTTCCAATAATTTAGACTACCACGATTCTGCTTATGATTCTGGAAACGATAAAGTTGTAGTTACATATGGAGACGGGTCGCAAAGCGACCACGGATATTCAGCGGTGGGAACTGTAAGTGGAACATCTATTACTTTTGGATCAGCAGTCGAGTACAACAATGGTAACGTGTTTCAACCGGGTTTAACTTACGACTCCACAAGTGGAAAGGTCGTTGTCGTGTATGGTAGTTCTAGCACAAATACGGGAAGAGCGCAGGTCGGCACTGTGTCTGGAACGTCTATTTCGTGGGGCAGCGCAGGGACTTATGGCTCTAATGAAAAAACTAGAGTAAACCGAGCCGTTCACGATGTTGGTCAAAATAAAATATTCGTTGCTTACAGAGAAAGCGCGGATGTATTTGGGATCATAGGAACTGTTTCAGGCACTTCTATTTCGTTCGGAACAAGAGACAGTATGATGACTGCTGGAACAACTAATTTTGCATCATTGGCATATCACACCGCAGCACAAAAAGTTGTTTACTCTGGTAGGAAAAGTAACGTCGAACTAACCGCTATAATTTGCACAGTGAGCGGTACTACTTTTTCTAAAGGGTCTGATATTAAGTTAGCAAATTCAGGGGACGAAAACGGATATTCTGCATATGACTCTACTGAGGAACAGGTGGTGGTCGCTTATAGGGATGTTGGTAATTCTAATTATGGAACGGCTATTACTATTACTCCCGCTTACACTGCGACAAACTCATCCGACTTCGCAGGCATCACCAACCAAGCTATCAACAACTCTGCATCAGGCGAAGTGGTTGTCGAGGGCGGGGTGATTACTAACAGTAGTCTTGTCCCTGATGTGCCTGTTATCTCAGTCGGAACAGCGGGAGACACTAGTGACACAGGGCAACATATGGCTGCGGCCTATGACGCGAATGCCCAGCGTGTTGTTACTTTTTATAGAGACAACAACAACTCTAACTACGGTACGTCTGCTGTTGGGACTGTAAGCGGCACTTCAATTACGTTTGGAACCCCTGTTGTTTTTAATTCTGCTAGTACTACTGAATGCACTGCCGCTTATAATTCAACAGCGCAGAAAGTAATGGTTGCTTTTAACAGTGCTGGTTCGACAGGGAAGGCCATATACGGGGCTGTATCTGGGACAACCATAGACTTTTCGTCCTACACTGTTACACAATTTGATTCTAACAACATAAGTGAAATGCAAGTTGTTTTCGACACAAACGCTGAAAAGATGGTCATTGCTTACAAATTGCCGGGCAGTGAAAGTCAACTCGGAAAGGCTGTCGTTGGAACTTTGTCTGGGACTACTTTGAGTTTTGGCACAGCGGTCACGTTTAACAACGCAGCAACCACGAAATGCGCTGCTGCATACGATTCTACTAACAATAAAGTTGTCATAAGTTATTCTGATGCAGGTAACTCAAATTACCCAACTTCTATAGTAGGAACCGTAAGCGGAACATCTATATCGTTTGGTTCAGAGACAGTGATCGCTAATGTCTCAGGTTCGTATATAGCAACTACTTATGATTCTGGAAATCAAAAAATTATTGTTTCCTACCAAGATGTTTCAGACAGTAACGCTGGAAAAGTTGCTATTGGTACAGTGTCTGGAACTAACATTACCTTTGGTACGCCAGTTGCTTTTCCAGAAAGTCTGGCGGTAGGTGGTTGGCTAAGTTCTGCGTATGATCCTGATAATGGAATAGTTGCATTAAATTTTAAAAATAATAGCGGCAATGCTGGCACTTGTGTTCCGGCAATAGTTAGCGGCTCAACTTTTTCCTTTGGTGCTTCCGTGGTTTTTGAGACAGGTTCTACAGAATATACAAGTACAGTTTACGACACTAACGCAGACAAATTTGTTGTCGCTTTTAATGACGGCGGTGCTTCCGATCAAGGTCGTGCGGTTGTTCAAACTTCTAGCAAAACTGTTGGTCTGACCATAGGCTCAACCTACTACGTCCAAGACGATGGCACACTCGCAACAACGTCTTCCAGCGTGACGGCTGGCAAGGCTTTAGCAAACACAACACTTCTATTGAAAGGGTAAGGCATGAAGACAATCGTAGACAATGCAACAAATACATCCAGATACCTCTTTGCTGATGACAAGTCAGTCACGATGGGAAGCGACACGATCACTGTTGGCGATCCTGCTGAGTTTATCATTGGTGACCTCAACAGCGGCAACGCCACTCTTATCACTGGAGTTAGCGAGCCAACCGACTGGTATGGGTGCAAATATACATGCGCGTCTGACGGCACGTTCACGGCGGTAGAAGGTTGGGTAGACCCAAGAATTGAAGAAGAGGAAGAGTCTGAGTAATGCAGCTTACGGGTCAGATAGTCTTTGACGTAATTATCCTGATCGGTGGCTTTCTGGCAGCGTGGGCGTACACCCGCATCTATACCCTGCTAGACCGTATTGACTCGGACATGAAGCAGATACCTGAGAAGTACGTTGCCAAAGACGATTACCGCGAGGACATACGCGAGATCAAAGACTTGCTGGGTGCAATCTTCAAGCGACTAGACAACAAGGCTGATAAATGAAACTCGATCCTGTCCTTCTCAATATGGCTTGTAGCTGGGCGATGAGCGCCTACAAAAAGCAGAACAAAGTAGACGCTATTAAGATAGAGAGCAAGTGGACATCTACTACAGTATATGTAGCAAAGCGTAAGACCATAGACATCATAGCCTTCAGGGGCACACAGCAGGGCAGGGATTGGCTAACAGACGCGCTCGTAGTCCCCGTGCCATATGCGGGTAGACTGTGCCACGGCGGGTTTGCTATGGCACATAGGTCAGTTTGGAAAGAAGTCAAAAAACACATAGACCCTAAGAAACGCACTTTGATCTGCGGCCATAGTCTTGGTGGTGCGCTGGCAGAGCTATCTGCCTCTATGCTGAATGGCAAACACGACAACATAAACTTGATTACCTTTGGTAAGCCAAACGTGTTTTTCAAGGGCTTTAAGAAGCCAATGACGCTGGATAACCAAATATCCTGTGTGCAGGGCAGCGATATGGTGGCTAGAATCCCACGCTTTTGCTACGGCCCTTCAAGCTCACAGACTATGCTGTATTTCAGCAATACTGGCCCTGATTACATAAACCCCAGCAAAGAAACCAGAGTTGCTGACAGGGGCGATCTGAAAGACCGTATAGCAGACCACATGATGGATGGCTATAAAGAAAGGCTGAAGCTGTTCCTTGACGAGCAAGAACGAAAAGCTAAGAAAGTTGTCCCCCTGACTAAAGGCGAACTAAGAGAGCTAAAGAGGATCGAGCATGAAATTGATTTCCCTAGTCCTGAGTAGTTTATTTGTATTCACCGGATGCACCGTATCTGAGGATATGATCGCTAATAAAGACCTGTATTGCTCTGGTGTTTATAAAGGCATTCGGGCTGTGGGGCGTGTGGCTACTGAAGTAACTACAGGCGTAGCTGTTCCTGATGTATGTGAAACCATCGACGAAATCGTCGAGGAGGATACTGAGGGAAAGTCATCCGAAACCTAGATGCCCTGACTAGGCTCTATTTGTTGACGTTGTGATGGATGATTATATCGCCAGAAAACTCCGTTGCGAACTATACAGCAACGCAGGTAGACGCCCCTCAGAATTTGACGATAGCGTTATCGTCTGATGCGGTTCAAGAGCTAGACCTACCGGAAGGACAGGTAGTAAAAGGGACGGTATCTGAAGACGGCAAGTCTATAACGCTAGAGACTGAAAACGGTACAGTAAATTTAGTAGGCAGTTTCGCACAGGTTTCTGGTGAAGATGTAAATGTCAGGGTCACGTCAACAGAAACTCCTGCTGACACAGAAGTAAAAGAAGGGCCAAAGACAGAAGGACAAGAGCCGACAAGACAGTCCAAGCTAGACCAAATATTTGAAAATACATCTGCCAAAGTAGATGACAGCGCAGATGTTGAAAAACTGCTCACAGATTTAAAAGCGGCAATAGAAAGCGGGGAAAGCTCTGTATCTGGCGAGCTAGATTTGTTTGCTGACTTACCTCCTGTCGAAATTGAGTTTGAAAAGTCTGACCCGTCCAGCTTCCTCTGGGAAGCGCCAGAAGCCAGAGAGTTTGAGGAGGGTGCGGAGGGCAGTAATTCAGTTGACTTCGGTGATGGCGAGATAAATGCTGGTGAAGAAGAATGGATGGGCTTTGATCAGTTACTAGGCAGTGATGATGATTGGGAAATCAACATAGATACAGAGATAGGCAATAGAGATCACATTTGGTTGCAAGGTAGGGTCAGCGATAACCACGGACGTTTTAACATGTGGTTCGACAATGTTGGTACAGCAGCCTACGCAAAGCAGAACATTAACGATGTTGCTCAGAAAATAGAGAGCTTTGGTATAATTATAGACCATTTGGGCATTGCCCCTTATCCAAGAGACAGGGTGGAAAACCCGCCCAAAAGCACGTTTATGATCGAGGTTTAGATGAGTAAGTTAAAAGGACTCCTATCTACGCTTGCACCAACAGTGGGCAAAGCCATTGGTGGGCCTATGGGCGGTATGGCTGTGAAGCTAGTCGCTGACAAGCTAGGCGTAAGCAACACGACTGATCCAGCCAAGATCGAGAAATACATCGAAGAGCATCCAGATTCCATTAGTGCCTTACAAGAGGCAGAGCTAGAGTTTGCCAAGACGCTAGAAGAACGCAAGATAGACCTAGAAAACTTTAAGGTCGAGGTGCAGGACAGACAAGCTGCCAGAGAGATATTCGGGGAAGACCCCACCCCAAAGATATTTGCCATTATTAGTCTGATGGGGTTCTTGGCATACATATTTCTAGTAACTTTCCGTGCTGAAGCGGTGGATGATGCCTTGGCTAACATTATCTTGGGATATTTAGGTGGTCTTATTAGCGGTATCAGCGCCTTCTTCTTTGGTAGTAGTAATAACCGAGGTCAATAATGGAAAAGCTAATTAAGATGCTGAAGCGCCATGAGGGTACAGAAACTCATGCGTATGAATGCTCCGAAGGTAAGGTCACTGTAGGTGTAGGCCGTAATATCGACCAGAAAGGCGGTATGGGGCTGTCTGAGGACGAGATAGATTACCTCCTACAGAACGACATTGAGCGTGTAATCAAGGAATTAGCTACAGAGTATGAGTGGTTTAACAGCCTTGATGATGTACGAAAAGATGCTATTATTGACATTGCATTTAACCTCGGAGCTACGCGTTTACGTGGCTTTCGACGCGCATTAACCGCTATGGAAGCGGGGAACTACACAGAAGCCTCTACAGAGTTCTTGGACTCTAGGTGGGCAAAACAAGTTGGTGGCCGTGCTTTAGAGCTGACTGACATGATTGCTAGTGGTGAGTACGCGGATTGAGGTCTAAATGGCAGTTAGAAAATTACAATTCAAACCGGGAGTAAACAGAGAAACTACCCGGTATGCCGCCGAAGGTCAGTGGTACGAGACTGATAAGGTGCGCTTCAGACGTGGCCTACCCCAGAAAATAGGCGGGTGGGAGCAGCTCTCTGCTAATACTTACCTAGGTGTAGCACGTTCGCTATTCAACTGGGCTACTCTCAGTCTCCAAAATCTTGTTTCTGTAGGTACTCACCTCAAATACTACATTGAGCGAGGTGGGGCTTACTTTGACGTTACCCCTATTAGAGCAACCACAGCAGCGGGCGATGTTACGTTTGCAGCCGTAAACGGCGATGCCACTCTTACTATAACCGATTCTTCTCATGGTGCCCTCCAGAATGACTTTGTAACTTTCTCTGGAGCTGCTTCTCTAGGCGGCAATATTACTGCGGCGGTGCTTAATCAAGAGTATCAGATAGCTACCATAATCAACGGCAACTCCTACACTGTAGAGGCCAAAGACACTTCCGGTAATACTGTGCTGGCTAACGGGTCAGATACAGGCAACGGCGGGGGTAGCGTAGTAGGCACCTACCAGATCAATACGGGTAACGAGATTGAGGTACCGTTCACTGGTTGGGGTGCAGGGCGTTGGGGTAATGGCACATGGGGCACAGGCGGTACAACACTGGCTCCCATGCGTATTTGGAGCCAAGCTAACTTCGGTGAGGACTTATTCTTTGCCCACAGAGGTGGGGCACCATACTACTGGGACGCAAGCAACGGGGTTAACACACGCGCTGTTGCTGTAAGTTCTTTGGGAGGTGCGTCTGGTGTACCTACTGTAGTAAATCTAGCGTTTGTGTCTGACATATTTCGTTTTGCGTTCTGTTTTGGAGCAAACGATTTGGGCGGTTCTACGCTTGACCCAATGCTCATCCGGTGGTCAGACCAAGAAGATGTAACTAACTGGACACCTGCGGCTACTAATCAAGCGGGTAGTCTACGCCTGTCAGAAGGTACAGAAATCATAGACGCTATCCAAGCACGTCAGGAAGTGTTGGTCTGGTCAGATGCAGCCCTGTACGGCCTACAGTATCTAGGTGCCCCAGAGGTATGGGGAGCGCAGCTTCTTGGCTCAAACATCACTATAGCTGGGCCGAATTCGGCTGTGTACTCAAACAACATTGCTTACTGGATGGGCATAAATAAGTTTTACTACTACGACGGTACTGTTAAGACACTACCCTGCGAGCTGCGTAGTTATATATTTGATGACTTTAACCAAGGTCAAGCTGACCAAGTAATCTGTGGCTCCAACGAGCAGTTTGACGAGATATGGTGGTTTTATTGTTCTGGAGGAGCTACTCAGAATGACCGCTACGTGGTGTATAACTACGTACAAAACATCTGGTACTACGGTAATCTGGCGCGGTCTGCATGGCTCGACTCTGACCTACGTGATTTCCCCCTAGCAGCTACTTTTACCAACAAACTAGTCAACCATGAGAAAGGCGTGGACGACAACGAGACAGGCGTTCCTGCGGCTATAGCAGCCAGTATAACTTCTACACAGTTTGATCTGGATGACGGGGATCGGTTTATGCTGGTCAACAAGATGTTACCAGACATGACCTTTGAAGGTTCTACAACCGGTGCCCCGGCAGCTACGATGACTCTAAACCCTTTGAAAGACTCGGGTTCTGGGCGGTATAACCCAGCTTCTGTGGGTGGAGACAGCAACGCTACTGTTACTAGAACAGCCACAGTGCCCATAGAGGAGTTTACCGGGCAGGTCTTTACACGGGTACGGGGTAGGCAGATGTCGATTAAGATTGAGTCTACAGCAGCCGGAGTAACGTGGAAGCTAGGCGCACCTAGGATGGATATGCGGCCTGACGGTAGGAGGGGCTAGTGGCATCGCGGGATAGTATAAATAAGGTAGAAGCTCCCGCCCTGCCCATACCACCTGAAACGAATATTCTGCGGACATACTTAGATGACCTGAATAATATTTTGCGTTTGTTTTTCAATAGGTTAGCTAATAATGTAAACTTGTTAACCGGTGCTTATGGGGGACAGTTTATAGAATCTCCGAACGGTAAGTTCTTTTCCACGGTGGATCAGAACGCTGCGTCAACAGGCACGGCCTATGCTTTGCAGTTTGAGAATACGTATTTAGGGGAAGCCATAAGTGTAACAGGCACCCCAAAGACAAGAATAACTCCAACGTATTCAGGGGTTTACAACTTTGAGCTTTCGGTAGAGTTAACTAGTACCAATGCTAACTCTAAGGAGCTGTCCTTCTGGGTACGAAGGAGTGGAGTAGACATAGCAAACACTGGCAGAATGCACGTCATAGCGGGTTCTGGCGGCGTAGATGATTTTGAATACAGTTTTACCATAGATATAACAGCAGGGCAGTACATAGAACTTATGTGGGCAACAGACGATACAGGTGTAACAATAGATTATGCAGCGGCTTCAAGTCCCCGCCCTGCCGTACCGTCTACTCTAGTAACCGTACATTTGATTTCAGCATTGCCTGAAACACTGCCGACACCGTAGGTGAGATATGTCTATTACTGCTGAGAGCTATAAACGCAAGGGCTATAAAGGGAATGACCCTGCCTTTGATAACTTGCTTGATGACATCCTATATCAGCTCCAACAACCCACCGACACAGAAGGGCAGTTTGTGCGGGACGAAGCATTGGCTGATAACGCCTATATGGTTTTGTCTCAGATACAGGAACTTGTGCCTCCAGAACAGCAAGCCGATGTAACTGCGGAGTTTTTAAGAGAGTCTGGCTTCAGCTCAGACGTTGTTACTCAAATGTTGGGTATACCTAGAGACGCTGTGGATGCGGCACTAGCAGGAGCTGGATACGACGTAACTGGGCAGCCTTTG